TTACGACCAACAACAAAAAATGCACTGGTTACCTAGTGAAGTTCCTTTAGCTGAAGATGTAAGAGATTGGAACGAAAGATTAAACAAAAGAGAGAAAAATTTAATAACACAGATTTTAAAATTCTTTACGCAAGGTGATGTAGATATAGCACAAGCTTATTTAAGTAACTACATTCCTAAATTTAAACCACCTGAAATAAGAATGATGTTATCAGCATTTGCAACAAGCGAAGCTAATCACGCTCATTCTTATTCTTTATTAAATGATACAATTGGTTTGCCTGATAAAGAATATCAAGCATTTCAAGAGTATAAAGAAATGGCAAATAAACATGACTATTTATTTAAAGATAAAGGTAAAGGTGTTGAAGGACTTGCACGTGAACTTGCTGTATTCTCAGCATTTGGTGAAGGTCTTCAATTGTTTGCGTCTTTCATTATGCTATTAAACTTTCAAAGATATGGCAAAATGAAAGGTATGTGTCAAATAGTTACTTGGTCTATAAGAGACGAAAGTCATCACGTAGAGAATATGATTAAATTATTCCACGCTTTAATAGATGAAAATAGAAAAGTTTGGAATGATAATTTCAAAAAAACTTTATATCAGATATGTAGAGATATGGTAGACTTAGAAGATAAGTTTATTGATTTAGCATTTGAAATGGGTGGAGTCCAAGGACTAGAACCTAAACAAGTTAAACAGTATATTAGACATATAGCTGATAGAAGACTGTTGCAACTAGGTTTAAAACCTAATTTTAAGGTAAAAGACAACCCTTTACCTTGGTTAGATTGGGTATTAAATGGCGTAGAACATACGAATTTCTTCGAAAATAGAGCAACAGAGTATACAAAAGGTAACTTAACAGGCAATTTATGGGGCTAATTAGTCCCCATATTAGAAGGAAACAGATATGAAACAAAATGAAAACAATCAAAATCCTTTAGATGAGATACAATTACCGTATACAGTTGACGAACTGATTAATGTTTTAGATAACATTTATCCTGAACGGTCTCCGTCATTAAAAGATAATGATAGAGAAGTTTGGTTTAAAGCAGGTCAACGAAGTGTGGTTAATTGGCTCAAAGATTTAAAGAAAAGAAGTGAAGATAATTTATTAGGAGGACAATAATATGTGCTTAGGTGGAACAACACAACCAAGTCAGAAGTTTGTCGAAAGACCTGACCCAACATTGACTTATGTTGAGGGAAATGTTTTTGACCCTAAAGATAATCCACCAGAGATAGATAAAACTCCTGTAGTGGATAAGAAGAAAAAGTCTTCAGTTTCACATTCTTCAGATTTAACAATTAACTACTAAGAGAGGAGTCAAATTATGTGTATGGGTGGAAAAAAAATCCAACAAGAGGTTCAATCACAAGTTCAACCTGTTAGAGCAATGGCTAATCCTGACGAACTATCTCCAACAATCGAGTTAGCTTCAGAGGACGCTTTAGAAATTGCAAAGAAAAAGAAATCTAAAAAGGGAACTTTAGCAATGCAAACTGACCTTAATATTCCTGGTTCAAATCCAACAGTATAAGGAATAAACAATGGCAGATAAAAAAGATGTAATGGGTTTTGATGTAAATACAAATGCAGAAAGCCGATACAATTCTCTGTCTGAAAATAGAGAACATTATTTGACTAGAGGTAGAGAGTGTTCAGAATTAACAATTCCAACTCTTATCCCTGAAAATTATCAAACACAATCAAGTGACTTTTATAGTCCCTTCCAATCAGTAGGTAGTAGAGGTGTCAACAACCTAGCTTCCAAATTACTACTATTACTACTTCCCCCAAATCAACCATTTTTCCGTTTAGCAATTCAAGGAAAAGCTAAACAACAAATCGATATGCAACCTCAATTAAAGACAGCGATAGAAAAATCGTTCTCTAAAATTGAGCGTGATGTTATGTCGAAGATAGAATCTTTGGCTATACGTGTACCTTCATTTGAAGCTTTAAAACATTTAATTGTTGGTGGAAATGTATTGTGTCATATTCCAAAAGAAGGAAGTATGAGAGTATATGGTTTAAACCAATATGTATGTAAAAGAGACGGTGAAGGAAATGTTTTAGAAATAGTTGTAAAAGAAAGTGTATCAATTTTATCTTTAGATGATGAAACTAAAGAGCAAGTAATAAATGCAATGTCGAAAAAAGACATTAAGTCTAACGACAACTGTGATTTATATACTCACATTTACAAACTACCAAATGGCAAATTTTATATTTGTCAAGAAGTACAAGGAATTAAAATACAATCATCAATAGGAATGTATAATGAAGACCGTTTACCTTGGTTACCTTTAAGAATGGTAAGAGTAGACGGAGAAGATTATGGACGTTCTTATGTTGAAGAATATATTGGTGACTTAAAATCTTTAGAAGGTTTATCGCAATCATTAGTAGAATCTTCTGCTGCGTCTTCTAAAATGGTTTTCTTAGTTAAACCAAATTCAACAACAAAGAAAAGAGATTTAGCTATAGCACGTAACGGTGACATTATAACTGGAAATGAAGATGATGTTTCAGTATTACAAGCAAACAAATTTTATGATTTACAAACTGTGGAGAAAGCAGTCTCAAGACTAGAAGAAAGAATGGCTTATGCTTTCTTATTAAACACAGCTATTCAGCGTCAAGCTGAACGTGTAACGGCTCAAGAAATTCGTTACATGGCAAATGAATTAGAAACTGCAATGGGTGGTATATATTCTTTATTATCACAAGAATTACAATTACCTCTTGTTAAGTTACTAATGGTAAGAATGGGAAGTAAAAATGAAATTCCTAAATTACCAAAAGGTTCTGTTGAGCCAACTATTGTTACAGGTGTTGAAGCACTTGGACGTGGTAATGACTTACAGAAACTTAGAGAGTTCGTTGCAGAAATAGGTCAACTCGCTCAAATCAATCCTCAAATAGTTCAGTTGTTAAATCCTCAAGATTTAATTCAGAGATTAGCAACAGCACAAGGGATTGATACTGAAGGCTTAATAAAGAGTCCTGAACAGTTACAAGCTGAACAGGAAGCTCAAATGCAACAACAACAAATGCAACAAATGGCTGACACGGCTCAAGACGTAGCACCAAAAGTTGCAGACAATATGACAAAACCGACAAGTTAAGGAGTATAACAAATGGTCGAATCAGTAGAGATAAAAAGTAAAGAGACTGGTGCAGAAGCACCGAAGGAAGAAAACAAAACTGAAGAACAGTTTAAATTGAAATCAGAAGAGCGTCCTGATTGGCTTCCTGAAAAATTTAAAAATGCCGAAGACATGGCAAAAGCTTATGGTGAGTTAGAATCAAAGTTAGGTTCTCAAGACAAAACTTATGAAAATGAGACTAAACTTTCTAATAAAGAAGAACAGCCTACAGATAAAAAAGAAGGCGACTTATCCATAGACAAAAACGCTCAAGAAGCTGTTGATAAAGCTGGATTAAATCTAGAAACTTTACAACAAGAATATAGTAAGGACGGTCAGTTAGCTGACAAGTCTTATGAAGCTTTAGAGAAAGCAGGTATTCCAAAAGATTACGTAGACGCTTTCATTAAAGGACAAGAAGCAATTGCTACACAAACAGCAAACACTTTAAAACAAGAAGTGGGTGGCAATGAAAGTTATAAAGCTATGATGGATTGGGCTGTTGACAATTTAACAGAAACAGAAGTTACAGCTTATAACAATACAGTTAACGGTAAAGACATTGAGGCTACTCGTTTAGCAATCTCAGGTCTTAATGCTCGTTTTCAAAACGCAACAGGTAGTGAACCAAATTTACAATCTGCTAACAAATCAAACGCAGCAAATGCACCAGGTTATAGGTCATGGGCTGAAGTTACTCAGGCAATGTCTGACGAAAGATATTCGAAAGATGACGCTTATCGTTTAGATGTTCAGAATAAAATAAAGAATAGTAGGTTATAATATGTGGTTACTAGCTTTAAGAAAATTATATGAAGCTGAAGTTGCAGAAGCAACAGCTATCATAGATACATTTTTACAAAAATCAGTAGGTGTTGCTGACCATGATAGTTTCATGAAAACTTTAAAAGAGAACTTTGATAAAATGATTCATGCAAAGTCAGCAATTACTGAACTAGATAAACTTAGTGAGCAATCACTAAAAGAAAAGAAAGATAAAAAATAGTTGTGTTACCTTTATAGGTAGCAACTCGCTGACACAATAAATTAGCAATTAACTTGACCGTACTGAGGTACGACAATCATTGTGAAAAACTAAAGTTTTGTGAAAGCTTTCAATCAACAACAAGGCTATAACAAAGGAGAACATTATGGCAAACGCAGCTCCTGCCAGTATAGGCAGAGTGAATGCGTCCGGTTCTGAAGACGCCCTGTTTCTGAAAGTTTTTGCTGGAGAAGTTATTACTTCTTTCAACAGAGCTTCAGTTACAGAGGGTTCAGAAATGGTTCGTTCTATAGCTTCAGGAAAATCAGCAACATTTCCAGTAATGGGAAGAATTGACGCTGAGTATCATACTCCTGGTGCTGAGATAAACGGACAGGACGTTAATCACAACGAAAAGGTTATTACAATTAATGACCTATTAATATCACACGCTTTTCTAAGTAATTTAGAAGAGGCTAAAAATCATTGGGACGTAAGAAGTGCTTACTCTACAGAAATAGGAAGAGCATTAGCTTTTACTAAAGATAGACACGTATTACAAACTATTGGTTTAGCGTCACAAGCAAACGCCAACGTAACAGGTGGTGACGGTGGAACAACTATAACAAATACTGACATAGCAAATGCTACTGCTGCTACTTCAGCTAATGGATTCATTACTGCATTATTTGACGCTGCTAAAGCGTTAGATAACAACTACGTTCCAAGTGAAGGTAGAGTATGTTTCTTAGACCCTGAAATGTATTACAAATTAGCAAATGCTACAAACGCAATCAACGTTGACTTTAGTGGTAAAGGTTCGATTGCAGAAGGTAAAGTACAAAAGATTGCAGGTATCACATTGAAACCTTGCCCTCATTTTGTAAAATCTGACGTAGGAACATCTTCTGTATTTGCAGGTTCAGCTACTCAAGGTGGTTCAACACCTCAGTCTGTAAACTTGACAAATTACGAAGGTCTAGTATGTCACCCTTCAGCAGTTGGTACAGTTAAGTTAATGGACTTAGCTACTGAAATGGAATACGATATTAGAAGACAAGGCACGTTAATGGTTGCTAAATATGCTATGGGACATGGCGTATTAAGACC